TGGGCCATTACTACCGCTGGATTTAATAAAAACGGAATTTGTTACGAAATCCGCGATTATGCCATCAAAGTTTTAAAAGGCATTATCGACGATGACAGTTTCTTTTCCATAATTTACACGCTCGATGCAAAAGACTTCGAGGGCGATAATTGGAAAAACCCCGACAACTGGATCAAGGCAAACCCAAATTTAGGCGTATCCGTTAGCCTTGATTACCTTAAAAAGCAGGCAAAAAAAGCGGAATTCATGCCCACCGCCTTAGTAAACTTCTTAACCAAGCACCTGAATATTTGGACAACCGGCGCAAGCCTTTGGTGCAATATTGAAAAATGGAAGCAATGCTATTGCGGATTTAATGAAATCAACTTCAATGACGTAAAAGAAGTCTACATGGGGCTTGATTTATCCAGTGTTTCGGATATATCCAGCCTTTGCGGTGTCGCCATTATGAATTCTGGCGAATGGATTGCATTCGGTAAGCACTATTTACCCGAAGAAGCCGTTCATAACAACATCAGAAAAACGCCCGTGCCTTTAACGCGCTGGGCTGATGATGGCTGGTTAACCTTAACGCCTGGCAACGTAATTGACTACAACTGGATTAAATCAGACATAGAAAAGCTGATGGAATGTGCAGAAGTCAAAGAAATTGCGTTCGATCGCTGGAACAGCTCGCAATTAGTCAATGATTTAATAGAAATTGAAGTGCCTATGGTCGCATTCGGGCAAGGCTATGCCAGCATGAACGCTCCAATGAAAGACATCGAGCGCCGTTATTTGATTGGAGAAATAAAGCACCTGAATGATCCGGTATTAAATTGGGCCATGAGTAACTTAGTGGCCGATCAAGATCCAGCGGGCAACATAAAACCCGCAAAAAACAAATCATCAGAAAAGATTGATCCTGCTGTTGCGCTAATTATGGCAATCGGTCGGGCAATGTTAGTTGATGATAATGACGAAGGCGATTTTAACGACTTCCTAAACAACCCCATAATGTTATGAGCTATTTTTCAAGAATGTTTAAAGGCTGGCGTAGTAACGCAACCGAACAGCGCAAAGGTAGCCAAGATTCCACCCCATTAACCACCGCGCACGACGATTCGCCTTCGGTTGGGGTTGATTCATCATTGCAAGTCTCAACCGTTTGGGCGTGTGTCACCTTATTAGTTGAAAATATCGCCTCATTGCCGCTGATGGTTTATCAAGTTGATAGCCAAGACCAGCGCATAACAGCAAAAAACCAGCGAATTTACGCCATATTGCACGACTCGCCCAATAAGCGCCAAACCTCAATGGAGTTTTGGATGTTTATGATTCTTAATTTGGTGTTAAGAGGTAATGCGTATGCACGAATAGACCGAGATCATGCCGGCGAAGTCATCGCGCTATGGCCTTTAGCCTCCGATCAAATGGAAGTGATCGTTGCTGATGATGGCAGTTTAGTTTATGTCTATTCCTACGGACAAGATGGCGTGGTTTATCTTGAAAGCGATATAATGCACATTCGCGGCATGGGTAATGGCGTGATCGGCATGTCACCTCTGGAATATATGCGCTCATCCGTTAGCGTAGCGATTGAAGCGCAAAACCACACCAAGCGCACCTTTAAAAAAGATGCCCGCCGCCCAGGTGTATTAATGAGCGATAAAGTCCTCAATAAAGAACAGCGCCAAGCCGTTAGAGATAATTTTGGCGATATTGCAACGGGTAGCGGTCGAGAATTGTACGTTTTAGAAGCTCAATTCAAATTTGAACCGCTCGGCATGTCACCTGCAGACATTCAATTATTAGAGACTCGACGTTTTGCCGTACAAGATTTAGCCCGTTGGTTTGGCGTTCCGTCTATTTTGATCAACGATACCAGTGAAAGTACCTCACTCGGTTCCAGCGTACAGCAAATTGTAGATGGTTTTCACAAGTTAAAGCTAAGGCCCATGCTGGAAATGATCGAACAAGTGATTCACCAGCGCGTATTAACACCTAAACAAAGATCGCAAGGCATCGTGGCAGAATTCAATTTAGATGCGCTATTAAGGTCAAGCTTAAAAGATCGCATGGAAATTCATGCCAAAGCCGTACAGAACGGGCTAAAAACGCGTAATGAATGCCGTAAAAATGAAAACCTGCCTGAATTATCAGGTGGCGAAATGCTAACGGCACAAATGAACTTAATGCCCGTTGATAAACTTGGCGAACCTCGAACAATGGGCGGCTCAGTCCCACCCGCAACAGTGGAGCAGTAACAATGAAATCTTGGTATGTGATTAAAAACAAAGGCAATGATTGTATTGATATTGCTTTGCACGATGAAATTGGATTGTGGGGTGTGTCTGCGTCTGAATTCATTAACGAACTAAAAAGTAACACCACCGCTAAATCAATCAACCTATCGATTCATTCGCCTGGCGGCAATATGCTCGATGGCTTAGCCATGTATAACGCATTAAAAGCGCACCCTGCAAAAGTATATAGCCATGTAACCGGCATTGCGGCTAGTGCGGCATCTACTGTATTAATGGCGGGTGATGTGATTACCATGCCTGAAGATGCTTATATTATGATTCATAATCCAGCAGGCGGCGCTTACGGTGGATCGGATGAAATGCGCGATTATGCGGATGTCATGGATAAACTAAAAGCGGGTGCAATCAACATCTACGCTAAAAAAAGCGGTAAAGATAGCGATGAAATCAGCGAAATGATGGACTCTGAAACCTGGCTTAATTCAAGCGAAGCCTTAGACGCTGGTTTTATCGACACCATTAGCGATGCGGTTGGCGTTAGTAACAAAGCCAATTTTAGCCAGCACTTTAAATCATTACCATTTAATGCCCAAAGCATTGATCAAAAAATAGAAAAAATTGAAACCATAAAAGATTACGAAACATTCCTGAGAGATTCAGGCGGACTTTCAAAAGGACTGGCAACTGCGTTATCCAGTCGTGCTAAATCGCTGTTTCGGAGTGAGTCTGAGCCACCGAATAACACTGCAATGCGAGACATAGCCAACGCTTTAGAGCGGCTGAAAGTTCCCGCATCGTTATAACGTAACCCAATAAGCCGGCTTAGACGCTGGTTTTTTTATGTCAGAAAATAAGGAAACATTATGAAAGATCAGCACGAAAAGATAAAAGGCTATAGAGATTTATCTCAAGAAGAAATTGACTTAATGAACGAATGCAAAGATTTGGCTGGAAAGTGCGGCGAACTTGTTGAGAAACTGCAGGGTCTATCAAGTAATGATCAAAGATGCGTAAGCCTTGGAAAAACAAAGCTTCAGGAAGGTTTTATGTGGGCTATTCGCGGTGTTGCGCAACCGACAACATTTTAAGTAGTTCATATTCCAAGGAAGGAATGTAGCGCAATCAATAAGCCAGCTTAGACGCTGGTTTTTTTATGTCAAAAATATGAGAATAAAATTATGCCAGATCCTATTGAGAAAGTATTAAAACAAATCGAAGGCATTGAAAATTCAATGACTGCCTTCCAAGCCAAAGCTAACGAAGAAATCAAAGCCAACGGCACGCAAAGCACAGAAACAAAAAATGCCATTGATGCGCTCGGCGTACAACAAAGAGAGGTGGCTGATCGATTGCTTTCATTGGAGCAAAATAACAGTGGCGGCGGTGGTGATGGTGATGCCGCGATCAGCATGGGTAAACAGTTCACTGGCTCGGATGCGTACAGCAACTTTACAAATGGCAGTACGCAAAAAGCCCGCTTTGAAGTGCAGAACAATACCGCAACCGGTACAGATGCAACCGTTGCACCTGATAGAAAAGCAGGTATTGTTCCAGGTGCAACACAGCTATTAACGCTAGAACAGGCGTTAATGGGCATTCCAACGGCCAGCAACGCGGTTGAATATACCCGTGAAGCGACCTTTGTTAATAATGCGGCGGCAGTTGCAGAGGGGGGCGCAAAACCTGAAACCGATATTACTTTTGAATTAAAACAGATGCCCGTTAGCACCATTGCGCATTGGACTAAAGTATCCCGTCAATTAGCTGATGATGCGCCCGCCCTAGCCGCGTATATCAATGCACGAATGATGTACGGCGTTGACCAAAAGGCAGAAATTCAAATCGGTGCAGGTTCAGGTGTTGGTCAATTATCCGGTTTATTATTACCCGCTAACTACACAGCACATGGCATTGCTGACGCGGCATTAGGTACATCGCTTAAAAAATTAGCCTTAATTCGCAAAGTCATTGCGCAAGCCTTCGCATCAGGCTACCCAGCCGATGCCATCATGCTTAACCCAATTGATTTTGGAGAAATTGAAATTGATCTATTCACTGCAACTGCAGGGCAAGTGCGCATTAACATCAATGCTGCGGGCCAGCCGGTATTATTTGGCTTACCTGTCATTCAGTCCGTTGCCATTACGCAAGATAGCTTTCTAGTTGGCTCATTTGGTCAGGCAGCTACCGTGCATAATCGTCAAGGTGTTGTGGTTGAATTATCTGAATCAGATGGTGATAACTTCACTAAAAACCTAATCACAGTACGTGCAGAACGTCGATTAGCTGTCACCGTTGAAACCCCTGCCGCGATTATCGGTGGTGATTTAACACCATTATAAGCAAGCTGATTCGTAGGATGGGTAGAGCGCTTTTGCGAAACCCATCGCTTTACTAAAATAAATTATTATAGGAGCGGGGTTAGCAATAGCCCCTTTTATACCATGCTAAAAATTAAACTATTACAGCGCACCTTTATTGATCGTGTCGGAACGTGTGAAGCAGGGCAAAAAGTGTCTGTCACAAAAGAAAACGCTAAACACCTAGTTAATGTCGCAAAGCTAGCGGAATGGGTAGGTGATGCGCCTGAAGAAGATGAACTAGAAGAAACGCCGCCCGAAGATAAAAAACCAGAAGATGAAGCGCCTGAAGATTCTGACACTAAATCAACCAAAAAATAAGCCATGCTAACCCAGACCAGCCAGCCAGCCGCACAGCCATTACATATTGATAGCGTCAAGCGCCATCTTGTTATTGATCATGCAGATGATGATTTACTCATCACCACCCTGGTCAGTAGTGCTGTGCAATGGGTAGAGGATCATTGCAATCGCGCATTGGTTCAGCAAGGCTGGTCTAAAAATGCAGACTGCTTTAGCGATCAGGCATTAAATCGTTTGCCGCTTTTATCCGTGGATAGCGTGCGTTACTTAGATGGCGATGGCGTACAGCAAACCATGCCATCAGCAGATTACCGCGTATTATTGCAATCAGGAAAAATAGCCCTTGCTTACAATGCCGCATGGCCCAGCGTATTACCCGCTGAAGAAAGCATTAATATTAGCTTTCAATCGGGTTATTTAGTGCCATTAACGGTTGAATTTGCAGCTAACACACTCACAGCAAACGGCCTTGGTTTCAGTGACGATCAAGTGATTATATTAAGCACCAATCACACCTTACCCGCTGGACTAAGCAACAAAACCCCCTATTTTGTGATCAATTCCACCGGCTCAAGCTTTCAACTTAGCTTAACCCAAGGCGGTGCGGCGGTTGAATTCACCGACAGCGGCACAGGCGATTGCTTTGCAGGCGAACTCAGCACCGCAATACAGCACGCCTTACTGCTATTAATAGGCCACTGGTACAACAGCAGGGAAAATTCAATGGTAGGAAGTGTATCGCATGAAATCCCCATGGGCGTTGAATCGCTGTTACAGCCGTATCGGGTTTACGCATGAGATCAGGCCGCCTAAGACATAAAATCACCTTTCAGAAAAAAACCGAAACGCCCGACGGATACGGGGGGCAAACGATAGCGTGGATTGATGTTGCCACGCGTCGCGCTGAAATTCAGCCGATTAATGGCAAAGAATACATCGCCGCGAATAGCGAGCAAGCCGAATCGAATATTCGTATTACCTTGCGATACGATACGGCCCTGATTGATCTATCGCCTGCCTGGCAAATTGCACAAGGCTCAAAAATTTATGACATCCAACACATCAGCAATATCAAAGAACTCAACCGAGAATTGCAGATCATGGTGAAGCTCAGAGTTGAATAAGTCTAGTAAATTGATAGAATTACTCTTTCAACTAATCAGGGGAAGGGAATGCGATTAATAACAACACTCATACTACTCAGTGTGCTCAGCAGTGCCGCGTTAGCAGAAGTAACTTTTACCAACTATAAGGCGCAATACGTCTCGAATGTGCAGATGGGTGCGCACATGGTCAATGGATCGTTGAAGATTGATTTCTTTTACACCAACAAGTCCGGTAACTATGTTTTATGGACCGGAAAAGGCATGACTCAGTGCGCGGTATATGAAAACAATGGTAATTTTCGCAGTCCGTCAATGGGCACAAAGCGCGCATGGACGGGTAATGTAAAGCTAAAAAGCCACAGTCAGCCAGTGTATATGAATAATGTTTATGTTAATGATTTCAATACCGATACCGCTGTCGTTCAATGTTATATAGAACTGAAAAATTACAGTCGTAACCTACGCAGTACGTTTTGGCTGCATGGATCGTAGGATGGGTAGAGGTACGAAACCCATAAAATAAAACACACACACCATCAAGCCCGCTTAAAGCGGGTTTTTTTATGCCTGGAGAAAATGCCTTGTTATTAACGGCCAACATAGAAGGTCTAGCAGAACTCGACAAAGCCCTTGCTGATCTGGAAGTGAAAACAGCCACCAAAGCATTGCGCGGTGCAATGATGTACGCCACAACGCCATTGGTTAAAGATATTAAAAGCAATGCTCCAGTGCTCTCAGGCGAAACTAAGTTATCAATTAAACGTCGCACGAAAATAGACAAGAAAGGCCGGAGTAAAAAAAATACAGCGGTTTTATCGGTCGGGACGCGCTTAAAAGGTAAGGCCAACAAGAAAAATCACTTAAAAGCGCATTTACTGGAAAAAGGCGGTAAACGGCAGCGCCCGCACCCCTTCATTCGTCCCGCATTCGACAGAAATAAAAACATCATTATCGACCGCTTTGCCGAGCGCTTAAAACAAAACATCACCAAAGCAGGCGGATTATGAGTATAGAGCAAGGCATCTACGCCGCATTAACAACCGATAGCAATGTCAATGCAATGAATGGCGTGGCGGTTTACGCCAATATCATTCCGCAATCGCATAACCAGCACGATACCGCGATTGTTTTTAACCTGATCGATACCCAAAAAAACTACACATTAGGCTTAGACGATAGCCTGCATCAATCGCGCTATCAACTCAGCATCTGGGCCGATAGCAAAGCAGAAACCGAACAACTCAGCGCGCTAGTCATTACCGCGTTGAATAAAATCACCGGCACACTCGGCGGCCAACCCGTCGCGCTGGTGTTACATGAATCAAGTAATGATTTATTTGATGACGAACTTCGTCAGCTAGGGAAAGCATTAGACTTTTTTATTTACCATAACTCATAGGAAACAATCATGGCCGCAACAGTCGCAACCATCGGCGCAGGTACAGTCGTCGAATATTCAACCATCGCCGCACCCACGGTATTTTTATCCATTCCCGACGTTTTATCATTTGGTGCAGTAGGTGAGCAGGGTGAGTTTATCGAAACCACGCCGCTCGATGCCACGACGCGTAAATATATCAGCGGATTAAAAACCCCTGATGATAAGCAAATAAACATGAACTACTTGCCGGGTGATGCAGGTCAACAAGCCTTTATTGTTGCAGCAAGAGTGAGTGATTCTGTGAATATGAAAATCACTTACCCCGGTGGCACAACGGCGGAATTTTTATTGATTACCAATGGCTTTAAGTTGGAATCAGTGGAAAACAACAAACAGCAAATCGGTGTTGTCTACGGCAAACAATCCGGCGCTGTCGCTTGGACTGTCGCTTAATTTTTAAACATTAATGATGGGTTTCGTACCTCTACCCATCCTACGGCTAATACGTAGGATGGGTAGAATAGCCCCATCGTGAAACCCATCACATACCCGCATCAATAAGGAAGCATCATGGCATTAGGATACAAAGACTTAATCAAAACTTCACACCTACGCAGTCAATCAATCAATATTGACGGATTAGGCGATGTAGAAATACACGAACTCCCCGCCCAAGTCATCTGGGATATTGGTGCAGAACAAGAAAAAGACACGCTGAAGCGAAAATTGTTTATTGAAAGCATGGGCGAACAGGGTGAAGAGCGTTATTTAGGCAATGAATTTTATGCAAAAATCGCGCTTCAGGGCCTTGCGGGAAATCAGCAAGAGATCAGTGAAGAAGATCTATTAGCATTTTCAGCCAACACGGGCCAAAGCGTAATTCTTAAGATTTTTAGTGAAGTGCTACGTTACAACCACGTTGTTAATCAAGCCGAAGCCGTTGAAGCGCTCCAAAAAAACTAAATAGCCAGCCCGCGCGCTTAATCAGGATGACCATGGCGGAGCGGTTTGGCTGTTCAGTCAGCGAACTAGGGCAACGCCTTAGCCACGCTGAATATTTAGAATGGATTGCCTACTATAACTATCGGGCAAGAGAAAAGAACGGGCACGAGCCACTCAGGGATGAACAGTCCGAAATGCAATTTAATATTCAACAAATGCAAAAGGTTTTAGCATGAGCACACTTGCCACATTAACCGTTGATCTCGTCGCCCAATCTGCCAGTTTTCACGATGAACTGCGCAAGGCATCAAAAGGCACGAAAGATTTCGCCACGCAAACGCGAGAAAATATTAATGTGGCGGGTAAAGCCTTTACTGCGATGAGTGCAGTTGCGGCAACAGGACTTGCCGCAATGGTTACATCGGCGAATAGCAATATAGATTCCCTGGCTAAAATGTCCGATAAAATCGGCATTACCACTAAATCCCTTGCCAGTATGCGTTATGCGGGGGAATTAACCGGTGTGTCAGTGGGCACAATGGATATGGCCTTGCAACGGATGACGCGACGCGTAGCTGAGGCGGCAAAAGGTACGGGTGAAGCAAAAGACGCGATCAAAGAGCTGGGGCTAGATGCACAGCACTTAAAAGAAATAGGGCCTGATCAAGCGTTTATTGAAATTTCTGAGGCAATGAACGGCGTTGGCAATCAGTCCGACAAAGTTCGTTTAGCAATGAAACTATTCGATTCCGAAGGGGTTAGTTTAGTTAACACCATGGCTTTGGGTGCTGAAGGATTAAACAAAGCAGCACAAGAGGCTGATGCGTTCGGTTTGGCTGTCTCGCGTGTGGATGCCGCCCAAATTGAAGCCGCTAACGATTCCATGACTAAAGCGCAATCTGTTGCTTCGGGTTTTGGTAATTCGCTAGCGGTTGAAGTTGCGCCATATTTAGAAGCGGTTGCTAATGCCTTCACTGAATCTGCCTTAGAAGCGGGGGGATTTGGTCAAGTTGCCAGTGACGTAGTTGATGCCGTTGCCACCGGTGTCGGTGTGATGGCGGATGGGATTCACGGCATCAGCCTTATGTGGGGTACTGCAGAAGTCGCGGGTAATTTATTCGGGACAGTGATTTCTAGCATGTTGGTGGGTATTGATCACGCCATTACTGATTTACTGAATAGTATCCCCGGCGTTACAGCGGAATATAGCACCACCTTAGAAGGCATTGCGGATACTTTTAAACAGCGTACATTAGAAACAAAAGCAGAACTAGATACACAATTAGCCAAGCCGTTACCGTCTGATCAGATCAAAGCCTGGATGGCGGATGTTAAAGTCAGTGCAGAAAAAAACGCGCAAGAAACCGCCGCCGCGATTGCAAGCAGAAACAGTAATGCCGTCGTAGCAGAGCAGGCCCACATCGGCTCAATAAAAGCACTCAGACAAACGGCAAGCGGAAACCAATTAGCCGCTGAAAACGCATTTACTGCCACCTCAAAACTTAGCTTTGATGACTATAAAGCCGGATTGCTCGCGTCGTATGATGATTTATATGACACGCAGGTTGATAAATTACGCACTAGCTTAGATAGCGGCATCATATCGCAAAGCGCATACAATGATCAGGCTGCCGCGTTAGATGCTGCCTTAGCATCAGGTAGAACAGCTGCGTTGGATGGAATGCAATCTAATTATGATCAATATTTAAACGATACAACCGGAAAAACCACCGCGAATCATGACACATTAAAAAATAGTGCGGCGGGTTATCATGCGGCCCAACAGGGAAGCGAGATAGCA